ACTTTCTTCCTTACTCTCTCATGAGATATATTTGATTTATCTTAATATGAATTTACTTTTTTTCATTATGTTAAATAAATACTGCTAATAGCTGAAATTCAACATGCTATTATCTAGCTCATCCTGCTTAAATCCTATATATCCCAAGGTGATGTCAGGCGAAGAATGATTGAATAATTCCATCAATATCCCAACGTTCTGATTTTTTCTATAGTGATGATAACCGAATGTCTTCCTCATAGAGTGAGTTCCGATGTTAGTAAGACCTGTATGTTCTCCTGCATCTCTCAAAATCTGGTAAGCAGCTACCCTACCAATGTGTGTTATCCTAAGACCTTCGCTATTCACTTTTTTCCTAGAAGGAAAAAGATAATCATAATCTTTCAGATCATTTTCTTTAACATAGTGATCAAGAGCTTTTCTCAATGCTGGATTGATAGCAAACTTTTTAGTCTTCCCAGTCTTGCGTTCGGTTACTTCAATATGACTTCCCTTCACGCTTTTAACTTTTAACGGGAGGATATCGCTAATCCGCATACCAGAATATAGTCCAGTGACCATCAATACATAATCTCGTTCATTCTTATCTTTTAGATAATCCTTCATGCGTTCAATATCATCTGTATCGCGGATTGGTTCTACTTTTCGCACATCCTCACCTCCAATCAAACGAAAAAGGCAGGGTGTGCCTGCCTAGTCCTTATTATTCGATAATACTAGTATAACACCATTTTCCCAAAACAATCTCCGCATTTACTCCGCATTTACTCCGCAATAACTCCGCTTTTCAACAACCAACACAGCATTTCTATATTGTTCGGCAAAAGCTAGCAGTGCCATATTTCTCATCTCGAAATATCTCGTATTCTCAATATGTAGTAGCCTGGCAATCTCGCTATGTTGCAATTTAGGCTGCCTGACATATCTATTAATTAAAATACAACGATAATCCGTATCAAATATATTGCTAATGGATTGCTCGATGGCTTCTAATTCAGAGGTCGCATCTGCTCTTCGAATCCCTAACTTTTCAACTTGCTTGCTTGGACCTCCGCCGCCTCTTGGCTCAATCGTGAAGCTTTGAGTGATTTTTTGTTCAAGAGATTCACAAGCAATAATTTTCCAACGATGATACTCCTCAAGCTTCGACTCTGCCCGTCTAATTGTCTCTTGCTCATTGATTTCGGGTAAAAGCGGTATTCCTTCTGGACTATATTCCATGATACCTCCTTAATCTACTTTTGGATTGGAACCAACCGGACAGACTCTTTCCATTTAATAAGCCTTCCGTCATTATCATTATTATGATACGGTGGAAGTCTTGCGCCTTCAACTTCTCGATAGACTACTTTCTCTATCACTTTTACAAGTGGCATCTTCTCCTCCCTTTTATTAACCCATCCGATTAGCCAGGCGGGGGGGACATCATATATTCTAGCAATCACTTCAATCTGCTTGATTGATGGAGTTCCACCTTTTTCATAAAGACGGATAGAACTTTTAGATATCCCCGTCTCATTTGAGACGTCACTTACAGATAAGCCAAGATCTTCTCTCAACTCTTTTAACCTTAATTCCATTTCTGACCTTTCTTTTTAATAAAACTTCCTTCTTTGAGATTTCATGCCCTCGAATGAAATCCCGTGATCCTTATCAACACCTTTGCAAATTCGATCCATAATTGCTTGTCCATATACTTCCCCAATCTGCGCACTGCTTTTAAGATTGCTTGTGATAATCGTGCAATTACGGTTATCAAGAATTGAAAATAGGATTTCCTTGCTCCAATCTGTAACTTTCTCTGTTCCTAAATCGTCTAGTACAAGATATGGTACTTTCGACAAACGAGCGACCCACTTTTGCTGAGTCTGGTCTGATGACCCGAAGTCACTTCTGATTCTAGCAAGTAGTTCTGGTATTTTGATAAACATCGCATGCTTTTTAGTCTTATCTGAAACCTGCTTAATAATGCCATAAGCTAGATGACTCTTACCAACTCCTGCAGGGCCAAGAAACAGAACATTATTTGTATCTCCAGCAATATAGCCATCTGCTATCCTAATAGCAGCATTAAGCTTGTCCTTCTGACTCTGGTCTGTAACCTGGTAATTCCCAAGCGTTGCCTGCTTTAGCTCTGAATTTACAATTGAAGAATTGAATAAGACATCAATTCTTCTGGCTTCCAGACGTTTGTCTTCCTGCTCCCAGAATTCATCTTGAAGTTTTTGCTCATCTTTCTCAATCAGCTCCTTGGCACAGGCGAAACAAACCTTCTTGTCAACACCTTTGATGACGAACATCTGCTCTCCATGTTTCGAACAAACCTGATCGCAAGAAGTCAAGTTTTGTTCGACATAATTATATAAACTCATGCACTTCCTCCCGACCTACTACAATTCATCATAAAGGCTAACTTCCCAAGCACTGCACGAGGATCAGGATGGTTTATCATCATATCTTTTTGCATTTCTCCTAATGGATAAAATTGCTTTTCGAAAGCTTCGATCACTTCTTGTAAACTAATCATTCTGTCACCTCAAATTCCAATATCGTTGTCTGGCAAAATTTGCGCTTGTTTCATAGGCCTTTCATTCAGATATCCTTCAAATTTATTGCCAAATAGAGTTTCAGGTCTAAGATACTTACTCATGTTTGCATCATGCAACCACTGACTAACCTTTAAATCAATCACTTGTTTAAAATCTTCTAGAGTATAGCCCTCTTTTAATCGTGATTTTACAAAATTGACATTCTTTTCAACAAATTTAAAAGATTTTCCTGTTTTTTGATTTAGATAAGCGATTGGAATTCTAGAAACATAATTTTTAGGATTGCTTTTTTGCACTTCGAAAAGAGCATTTTCATCTAGCCATTCTGGAAAAGCAACATTTTCTACCTGCCCTATATGTTTCTTTAATTCTTCTTCTTTATCTTCTTCTAATTCTTTATCTATATCTATATCTGTTGCGTTACCTTGCGTTACTGTAACGTTACATGTAACGTTACTTTCTAGCAATTTCTTTTGATTTTCACGATGGCGAGCGACCCTTTTTCTGGTCTGCTCTTTGATTTTTTCGATACCTTCGATGTTTTGATGTTTTTCCCAATTTGGCAAAGAAATGATTCCATCAATAATTTCAATCATTCCATATTTTTCAAAAGTAGCTAGGGCAAATCTAACAGTATTGAGTGGTCTACTGAATAGAGTTGAGAGCATTTCGTCTGTGTAATGCACTCGATTATTCATCATGAGTAGACCATTTCCGCCTTCTCGGCCAGCTAAAGTCAATATTTTAAACCAAATGACTAAAATGGCATCTCGTTCTGGCAACGCATCAATTAAGCGAATTTTTTCGTCATCGAAAATATCAGTCGTAATCTTAATCCATTTAATTTCTGACATCCTTATGTCCCTTTCTAATGCGCATGTGTGCATGCCATTTTCTTGCTTGTTTTCGCTTAAATGCCGTCTGTGCCATATCTTCCCAAGTTTTGCGAGCTAAGGCTTCCACTAAATTCATTTTTTGCATTTCCAGATTATCAATCTTTGCTTCATATTCTTCCATATCATGATAGCATCGCTTGACTTCATCTTTGAGAAATTCATATTCATCAATCACTGATTTCATATTATTGATGAAATCGTTGTTTTTTAAATTGTCCATGTTTTCTCCTTAAAACGGAAGTTGGTCCCGCTCTTCATAATTTCTAATCATCATACATAGCCACGTCCCATCGATTTTTTCGAATTGATCAAGAGTAAGATAATAAATTTGCTGCTCAAACCAATAAGCAAAATCTTCAAAATTATCGATAACAACAGAATTGTCATATATATTAGCATAGTAATTGTCTCCGTAAAAATTCCCGGAAATTGAATAAACATAAAAGTAATCTCTATGCTGACTTTCTTGTCTGTAGATCTTTAGTTTCATTTCAACTCCTTTGCAATAGTAGCAATGACATTGACTGTCACGCTATTTCCTGCTTGTTTGTATAGCTGGCTGTTGCTATTAACTTCTTTTGCTTTATCAAAAGCCCAATCTGGAAAACCTTGCAATCTCCAGCATTCTTTAGGTGTTAGCTTCCTAATCCTGAAATCAGGCTCAACTACTCCTTGACTTTCTCCTGTCAAAAGAGTATTTGCTATCTGCTTACCAACACGCCCACGCCTTGTTTTCGAATTCGGGTGAGATAGATTTACGCTATCTCCCGCTTCTGCATCTGCGTAGCCTGCGGATGTCGTCTCTTTGATTTTCAAAAAGTTGTTTTCATTGTAGCTATTACTTGTCAGAGTAGGCGCTATCTTATGCTCTCCGCCCTGGTTGTAGCCATGACCACGTTGAATGATTTTAGGTTCTTGCCCACCACCTTGCATAGTGGATAGAGTAGGAGCTAGTCCATTTGTATCATATACTCTTGAGTTTTGGTCATGATTCCCAGGCAATTTTCCCGCGATTAAGATTCCATGCTTATCTTGCGCGGTCAAAGTAAACATAGGTTCTCCGTCGGACTTAAACCTGCGCCCGTTTTGTCGTTTATCCGTGCGATCGGGTGTCAAAACAGGTATGGCTATCTTTTGCCCCTCTCCCTTATTCGTTGTGAGTGTAGGAGCTAGGCCGTCAGCTTGATAGACTTCTCCATTCATTCCGTTGCCAGATGGGTTTACATTGCCAATTTTCACGACTGATTGGCTACTAATTGACTGACTTTCTCCGCCGAGAGGAAAAATTCTTCTGGTACGTTCTCCTCTAAGATGTCCGATAATGAACACACGCTCTCGATTTTGGGGGACTCCAAAATCCTTGCTGTTAAGCACTTGCCATTCCACATCGTACCCCAACTCATCCAAGGTTGAGATAATGGTCTCGAATGTAATTCCGTTTTCGTGATTGAGGAGTCCTTTGACATTCTCAAGGAATAGATATTTAGGTCTGAGAATAGATGCGAACCTAGCAATCTCAAAGAACAAAGTTCCTCGTGTATCTTCAAAACCTCGTCTGTTTCCTGCAATTGAGAAAGCTTGGCACGGAAACCCTCCACAGATAACGTCCACACTTCCGATTCCTCGAATAAACTTGTCTGATACTGTTGTGATGTCATG